GCCGCGTAGTCCCGCAAAAGGCCCATAGCAACACCCCGAACCCATCGTATGTCGGATTTCTCGTGATTTTGCAGCCGAAAGAAGCTCTTGGCAAGCATACGGCCCATCCGAGGAACATACTGCCAAACGGGTTTGCCCGACGCGTCGGTAACGCGCCAGAAACGTCCCGAAAGGAAGTCACTCTTCAGCGGGTCGCAAGACTCGGAGCCGGTAATGTTCCAACCGAGCCCACTCATCTTTGCTTGCAAGCGCTCGAAGCAGGGCATGTGCGCCACCACAAAAGCGTCGTCGCCACGATTGACGACGATAGAGCCAGGCGGCGCGCAGGCGACGAGGCTCGCACCAATCATCTCGGCATTGGCGATCGACGTCCAGTCGATACCACTGCCGTTACGATATGAGGTGCGAGCCGTGACGCCCGCGCGTGACACCACGGGTTTCACAAATGTGGAGCGAACGTAGGCCCCGATTCCGACCAAGGTATTATCCATGGCCTCCACGTGCTCCGCAAACGCCTCGCCGGCCTCGCGGCGATGGGAAGCGTCGGCGCGGCTAACATCAAGCCACGCCACGAACCCACCACTAGGCGAGCCGGTCACTATGTACTGGTCGATGAGATCGCTGTATAAGCGGCCCAGCTCCATGGCGTCCATGCCGTCGGTGTTGTACAAGCCACCTGGTGGTGGCATGGTCCGTGCCTTCTCTTTTAGAAGTTTGGACAAGGACCACGTTGCAGGTCCAACGACGGTGTGCAGCCAATCTGGGTACACGCAAATGATGCGAGGGTCGAATAGTGCGAACGAGGTGCCCGATTCATCTTCGGTGTCACAATCAATCATTGTGCCTGCTTTCAGCAGGTTTTCGCGCTTCCGCATGGCGGTAACGCGGCGGGCGTCGTGGGGCTCCAACGGATTCAATCGCGCGACTCGCTTGTTGCGCTGTGATCCGCCCGGGAACCTCGACACCCACTCCTCGAACGTCACGACGTCGTTGAGGGCCTTGTCTAAGCCGGCCGCTTTGCGTCGTCGTGCCAGTACCGACCGGACGAGTGCCCAGTTGTTCTTGTAGCGCATCCACTGCGACACTCCGTCGCAACAGTTCATACATCCATGCGCCACGCAAACCACCTGGGGCCCCTCGCCGAGCTCCGTAGCCCACTCGAGATCGTCTTCGAGAGTAGCCATGCACAGCCGGTTTGTGATTCCAACCTCGAGATTGTGGGTACAATCCCTAGCGACTACAGGCCAAACGAACGGCGAGCGCGGCCCAACGGCCGCGTTACCGAACTTGGCTTTGCAATCGACGGTGGAACACTTCACCTCGTCATACGTGGATCGCAGATCCTGATCCTCGCAACAGACGTCATTTCTGACGACGCGCGTGGCAGGCTTCGTGTTGGAAAACAGGTAGCAAGCCTGAAAGTTCCAAACGAAGTGGCAGAAGCACCTGTACCAGAACCACCCTCGAGTGGGTGGAACGACGAGAGTCGCGAGAGTAAGCGTTGTGTGCAAGAGGAGCGTTTTCGTCCCCTCCACAGCCAAACACGCCACAAGAAACGCAATGGGAAAATACGTACGAACAACTTCTTCGCAGAGAGGAGCAGCAACCAAAACCGCCAGGGTGTTCGCGCCAGGGCGCGCCCGAAAGGCGTTGTGTAAAATGCTGCCGTAAGGCCAGAAATACGTGCGATATATGTGATCACACACTTTCTGGCGAATTTGAGTGGCGGCGGCGGCGAC